ATGCATGGAGTATGCCTTACATTGGAGGTTGATCAATTGAAGGACTTTGGATGTTGCGGAGGCCAGGCCTCCGGAGAACAGGCATGTGAATGCATCGAGCAAGACTTGCAGCACAGAGTAATCCCCTGCGGATCTCGGAAATTAGCAGGCCAGGAACGAGAGTATAGGACCACTACAAGCCAATGGCTCGCCAGGCAGGCGTTCATAGCCTGGTCCAAGAATGAAGGTCTGGAAGTGGACCCGATTGTTTGGTTTACAGAGATGGGACACGGGCCGGTGCCTGCAGATGTGAAGCTCTAAGCCGGAGGGCTGTCTCACGGCCAGGAAGACGAAGAAGGAATATCAAGATATCCGAAAGAAGGTCCAGAAGGCCGTTTTGCTCATGGCGGAAGGGATGTCGGAGAAGAGGGCGGCAGAGGAGACTGGCCTTCCACGGGCCAATTTGCAAAGGTACATTCAAAAGGGCAAACTGCCCGATGGGTTGCCCATCTTCCTCGATCAGGTAAGCGAAAGGCGGCCTTCTGATGCTGCTCACACCATGCCCATTGAGGCAGAGGGGTGCTCAATGAATGGGCACCCCACAAATCCAGAGCCGGAGATGCAGCAGAGCAACGGGCAGCTACCGGCCCAGCGGGACCTTTTGGGAAAGTTTCTTCCGGGAAATCAGATCGGTGCGAGTTATTCGGGTCCGGCCCGGAAGGCAAAATCATTGCTGGTAGACTTCGCGCCTACTGTTGCCAAGACCCTCATCAACATGTTCAATGCGCTGCCCACTGATCGGCCCGAACTCGTTTTGGCCTTTGCAAAAGAGATTCTCGACCGCGGGCTTGGCAAGCCTGTGCAGGCCATCGCCCTCAAGGAGACTCAAACCTATGAAGAGTACCGATTCTTCGAAGCCGCAGTAATGGCCGCTGATGCCGATGCCATACGATCCGCAGCTGCTCTTGCAGAGCGTCTGGAGGAGCACGCCCGCAACACTCGCGGAGCATCTTTCCTACGGCAAATGGAGATCATACCGCCACCTGGCGGAACTCTCCATAATCTTGTCCCTGGCGGTGGCCGGGAAGTATCCGAGACTGATTGTCTCGATGCCTCCGCAGCACGGCAAATGCCTGAAGAAAGGCACTAATGTGCAGCTTGCTGATGGGCGATTAGTAGCGATTGAAAGCATTTGCCGCTCCGACATGGTAATATGCCTTGACCGCCTTAATAACTTAACTATGAGTCGGGTGAGTGCCGTATCTGAGAACGGTGAAACGTCGCTGATAAAGTTAACTCTAAATTCCGGGAGAGAGATATCTTGCACGAACAACCATAAGTTTCTGACTGTTTCAGGTTGGTTTGAGGCCTCAAAGCTCCATGAGGGAGATTATATTGCAGCTCCCAGGCGAATGCCTATTCCAGTTGGCGAGCCTTTGCCTTACGGTTTTGCCTCAGTCATGGGCTATATTATTGGAGATGGGTCATTTGGTCATGGTAACCCTATAATCACCACAGTGAACGAAGCTATCGTTGAAGATCTTCGACGAATAAATGATCATCATGGTTGGAAGCTCTGGCGAGACGAATCTCATGGAGCTTACCATATCCGCAAAAAGCAGCGAGGTCCTCATGATGGCAGCTCTCTCCAAGAGCAACTCAGAGACTACATGCCACCTGCTAGGTCACCAGAGAAGCGAGTACCCGAGTGTATCTTTAAAGCAGGCCGCCAGGATCTGGTTGATTTCCTGGGAGCTTACTTCAATTGCGATGGAACGGTTACGAATTGCAGAGATGGTGTGGCCGAGTATTATTCAGTCAGCCGTGATCTCTTATCTGATGTCCAGATTCTTCTTACAAGGCTTGGTATCTACAGCAAGATCCAGCCCAAAAAAGGGCGCTATAACGGTAAACCTCATTCAAGCTGGAGATTGTTGATCAATGGCCAAGATCTGGTTACATTTGCTGACAGCATATCGGTTCTGGGGACTAAAGGAATCAAGCTTCAGGAGGTGGCCGACAAAGTTCGAGGCCGAAGGCATTTTCCCGAATATGACGCCATCCCCAATGGCTGGCAGCAATATCTTAAGTTGGGCAAAGGCTGGCACAGGTCGCATACCAAAGTCCGGGTTGATAAGAAGTATGCACAAGGAACAGCAAGGCACATCGTGCAGAAGATTGTTGAAATTGAAAACAATGAGGAGCTGAGGAAGCTATGCAATCCTGATCTCATTTGGGAGCGGGTAGTTAAGATCGATCCGGGAGGCGTAGCAGAAACCTATGATATCGAGGTTGAGAGCACTCATAACTTCATTGCTGAAGGCTTAGTAACTCACAATAGCGAGTTAGTTTCTCACTGGTTCCCGGTGTGGCTTTTGGACCTGTTCCCCTGGGCTCGTATCATCCTTGGCTCTTACCAGGATGATTACGCGGCCACCTGGGGAAAGAAGGTCCGCAATACGATTCAGGCCAACTCTGATCAGCTCAGAGTGAGGATCTCGGACGATTCGGCGGCTGCAAATCTCTGGTCCACTACAGAGGGCGGAGGCATGTCCAGCTCCGGCACTTCCGGTTCCGTGACTGGAAAACCGGCTCACGTCCTCATCATCGATGATCCCATAAAATCGAGAGAGGAGGCGGAGTCGCTCACCTATCGAAACAAGATCTGGGATTGGTGGACCGGCACGGCCCGAACTCGCCTCAATCCTCTGCCCTGGGCTCCCTATTCCGTTGTCATTGTCATGAATACCCGCTGGCATCTTGACGATCTGCCCGGTCGCCTACTGGCCCGCAAGGTGGATGCCGATCTGGCCCGGTATGTGCCGCCCTGGAAACAGTACAAGCTGCCGGCCATCGCCTTAGAGAATGATCCCCTTGGCCGAAAGCCTGGGGAGGCGCTGTGGCCGGAGAAGTATCCGCTTGAGCTGCTTTACGCCATCAAGGGTGAGACCTCTATCTACGACTGGGAATCGGAATATCAGCAAGCCCCCATCATGAAAGCGGGCAACCTGTTCCGGCGTGAGTTCTTCCGGCCCATCGAGGTTCTGGCGTGACCATCGAATGATGCTATTTCAATTGATTTCTGGAAATCTATGCAGGAGCCACGGGACGATCCGAATGCTGAAAGACCGCTCACGGTTTCCAGGAAAAATCTTCGAGTGGGCAGTTTCTGTGATCTCGCCACCAGCACGAAAACGAGGGCGGATTATACCGTAGTGGCCACGGTGGGAATGGACAAGGCGCAAAATGTCTATATCCTCGATATCCTGCGCGGGCGCTGGGAGTGGCCTGATGCCTACGAGCACATCGTGGATGAGATTCAAAGGCAGAAGGTCAAGCTGGTTGGGGTCGAGACCAATGGATTCCAGCTCTCATCCTTTCAGGCGCTGGTGAGAGAGCCACGGCTCAAAGGCGTCGCTTTTCATCCGGTGGCTATGGCCATCGACAAGACCAGCCGGGCGCTGCTGGTCTCGGCCAAAGGCAGCAACGGGATGCTGTACTATGCCGCCGGTGCCTCCTGGTCTGAGTACCTCATAACCGAGTTTGTAAATTTTCCAGTTTTTCGGCATGACGATGTGGTGGATGCGGTTTGCGGAGCTGTCGAACTTTTGAACCGCTATTCGCCCCCGGCCTCCATAGTCAGGCCGGGAGTTGCAAAGAAACGATCCAAATTCCGGAGGAGTGCGTGAGCAAGAACTTCAAGAAGATCAAATCGTCTCAGAGGCCGAACAGCGGCTTCTCTGAGCTGGGCCGAACCGGCCTGAACCGATTTGGCGGGTGGATCTCCGAGGAATGGCTTCCCGAGCTGCAGGGCTCGAAGGGCGCAGAGATCTACAAGCGCATGAGCACCAATGACGCCATCATCGGCGGCGGACTGTTCGCTATCGAGATGCTGGCCAAGCAGGTTCCCTGGCGGGCGGTGCCGGGCGGCAGCCGATCCGGGGATCTGCGGGGAGCAGAGTTCCTGGAATCCAATCTCTACGACATGGAGTTCTCCTGGCCTGCAACCATGTCCGAGATCCTCACCATGTATCCCTTCGGCTGGGCGGTGCTGGAGAAGGTTTTCAAGATCTGCCGGGGCCGGAGTCAGTTAGATCCGCGTTTTAGGAGCCAGTACGATGACGGACGGGTCCGGCTACGCAAACTCGCACCAAGAGCCCAGGAGACTTTGCAAGACTGGGAGTATGATGAGGACTCGGACACCCTGCGGGCCATGATCCAGCTCGCTCCTCCCGATTTTCAGGAGCGGCGGGTGCCAATCAATAAGTGCTGTCACTTCCGCATGTCCTCGGCAAAGAACAATCCCGAAGGGCAGTCGGGTTTGCGCCGCACATATCGGGCCTGGTATATCGTCACCAACCTGGAGGACTTCGAAGCGATGGGAATGGAGAGGGACCTGGCGGGCTATCCCGTCCTTTACGTTCCCAAAGAGATCGCCGATCCCGACCCGGATGATGAAGACGCCGTTGCAGCACATGATGACTTCATGGCGCTGATAACCGGCGTGCGCCGCGATGAAACGGAAGGCTTGCTCCTCTCATCTGAGCGGGATGCGAACGGCCATCTCCTCTATGAGCTGAAACTGGTCTCCAGCTCCGGCACACGCCAGATAAACACCAATCAGGTCATCAGCCGCTGGAAGAATGCCATAACCGTAAGCATGATGACCGACTTCCTGCTCCTGGGGCAGGGGCGGCAGGGATCTTTCGCCCTGGCCGAGACCAAGAGCAAGCTCTTCGCTCAGGCCCTTTCCGCCATTCTGGATATCATAGTCGAGGAGGTCAATGCCTCTGTTGTTCCTGATCTCATCGCATTCAATCCTGAGATCTTTGAGGACTTGGAGACGCCGCCCTATTTCGCCCACGGCAAGGTAGAGATACCAAACCTGGAGCAGCTTGCTAATTACCTGAATAAGCTGGGCTATAAGGCGGACTGGCTCAGGGGCGATGCCATCCTGGAGAATCATCTTCGCAGCCAGGCAGATCTCCCGCTCCGGCCCGCAACGCAAACGCGCTCGGTTGAGAACGCGGGAGCGGACGAAGAAGTGGATGAGAGAGAGGACGAGAGCGCAAGTGCCAAGTTGCCTTCGTCTCAGGGTGAGCTGGAAGAGGTGCCGGCATGAAGCTGGCCGAGATGACCTCTCCCGCTCTCCAGGAAGCGCCGGAGGAGGAGGTGCGCTCCGCCTGGCTGCGCCTATCTCAGTGGTATGGAGCGGCAGAGGCCAAGGGAAAGGTGGCGGAGAACATAGTGAACGCTGCCGCCTTCGTCTCTGCAGAATTCCAGCGCCGGGGATGGGATATCGATCCCAAAAAGCCTCTGGCTCAGGCGGTGGCCAGATTGCAGCTTCATAAGGGAATGTCCCTTTCTATGGCCCAGGTTCTCGATTCTCTGCCATCTGAGGTCGTTCTGGTCAAGGACTTCGCCTGTCTGGTGGGCTCTGCCGTCTCCGTGGATACGCCCAATGATATCGATATTCTCCTCCGGGCCGGGAGAGACGATGCCGGGGAAAATTTCCTGGTGCAGGGGGATAACGTCTACCTCCCGCTCCGAAAAGCGCTGGACCCGGAGAAACTGAGAAAGCTGCACTTCATCGACAATCCCCAAGGCCCTCACTTCGATCATGTACCTCTCTATTCTCTGGTCTTGCGCCGGGAATCCCTGGAAAAGCGGATAGTCAAGGCCCTGCAGCCCGGCGACAGATTCCCGCCCCAAAAGCCCCTCATGGCCGGATACACCGAATTTTTCAGCACCGAGGAACTCTGGCCCTGGTGCGAGAGGAAGATCAAGGAAGGCGCAAGGCTGGCCGGAGAGGTGAAGTTCGACGGCTTCCGGTGTGTCGTCTCTTTGCAGGATGGCAAGGTCTCGGCCTGGTTTGAGGATTCGGGAGAAGATGGGGCCTCTCATCTGCCGGGCATCGTCCAGGCAGTGCAAAATGGCGGCTGCAAGAGCCTGATTCTCGACGGTGAGATGCTGGGAGTCGATCATAACGGCAGGATCATTCCCAGAACTCAGCTTCAAGAGATGCTCTGCGGAGATCCGGCCTTCGAGCCCTATTATGTGGCCTTCGATTGCCTGAACCTGGATGAGGATATCAGCAATAGGCCGCTTGGGGAGAGGCAGACGATTCTTGCAGCCCTGGTTGATGATCTCAAATCTCCTCAGATTCAGCTCTCCAAAGGACGAAGATTCGACAGCCAGAAGGAGTTGGAGATCATCGGACGCTGGGCAGCTTCGCAGCCCACCAGCGAGGGCCTTGTGGTCAAGGACCTCCTCAAGCCCTATCATCCCGGCAGCTCGGACGACTGGGCCAAATTCAAAACGGTTCTGGAGCTGAAGGTCCAGGTCCTCGAAGTGCAGGAGAAGAAGAATGGCTTCACATATCTTTGCGGCTTGCGAGAACCTCCAAAGAGTGCAGACCGAACGCAAGTGCATTCCGGCCTTCTCGCGCTCGGAAATACGTTCGTAACTCCATTTCGTTCTGAGATCGGAAAGGTGCTGAACGTCCGCATCGAGGAGCTTCTCATTCTCAACAATGGAAATGGAGAGGCGAGAATTGCCTGGGGAAAACCGACAGTTGTCGGCCCGGATTCTTTGAAAGATGCCTACACTGTGGCGCAGGCCGTGGACCTCGCCAGGCGTGGCCATGTTCTAAAAGTCGAGGTTGGCAAAGAGGATGTTCCGGCCTGGGGACGGGAAGGCGCTCAGATTGCATTCGTGGCGGCCTGCCCAAACGAAAGCGAGAGAGCCAGAAGAGAGCCGATGGTCGGCCCTCCGGGCGAGCTGTTTCAGAGGCTGTATCTTGAGAGCGCGGGCCTGAAAAAAGAGGATGTAGCTCTCCTCTATCTCGTTCCACAGGTCCTTTACGAGAAAGGGCGGCCTCGCTCTCCTTCGGAGCTGGAGGTGGAAGCCTGGACGGCACATCTCATGAAGGAGCTGCACCGCCAAAACCCCAAAGTCATTGTGGCCCTGGGAAAACAGGCCGGACAGGCTTTGGAGGACCTGGCGGATTTCGTGATGCCTCACCCGGCAGCAGTGCATAGATATGGAGACTCCGGCGAGGTCTCCCGGAAGATCAAGCAGCTCATGGCCAGAGTGCAGGAGGTGGCCAAGCAGGATGACAGCCAGGAGGACAGCCAGGATGACCGCCAGGACACCCGTTCATATGTGGCGGCCAGGGAGTATGAAAGAACCTGGTGGCAGATGGCGCCCGCATCCGGAATTGGCCGCTTCGTCTTGCAGGCCCACTGGCGGGGACTCTCCGAGGAGGAGACAAAGCTCTCCCATGAGGATCTTCTTAAGACCGATCACTCCGTGCATAGCGATCTTCGCTTTGAGGTCGACAGGCAAAGGCTCTGGGGATTCACGATCTTCGAGGGGTCCACCAAAGATATCATGGAAAAAGGCCGGGGCGAGGCCCGAATTTTGCACCTGATGCCAAACGACGGCCTGCAAGGAGCCTTCAAGCTGCAACAGCCGCACTCCTGGCTGACCATTGCCGAAGAGAAGCCCTTTGTATCCGGGCCTGGTGCTGGAGCGGTGGGCTCTACTGCCCAGAAGTTCTCCAAATTCTTTCAGCTCGATGCAGGCACCTACAGTTTCAGCTTTGCCCTGCAGCATGGCCGGGAGGTGTTCCTGCACGGCGAGAAGATCAAGGGTAGAGTCCTGATGCAGTACATTCCCGCCTCAGAGGGGCGGGTGTGGGTCATCTCCAGGCCGGAGAGCCAGGAGCCTTACACCTCCAGTCACAAGCTCGAAGATGTCGTAGAAGAGTTGAAGGAGAAGGGCCAGGAGAGGCTTGTTTGGTCCGCTGCTCCCGGTCAACATGCAAAGGTTTTAAATCTACATAACTGCCCATTTAAAAAACAGAGATTCGCCGCGATATTAAAAGCCGATGAAGAAAAAAGGCTCGTTTTTGGCGTAATTTCAGAACCTGACACCGTGGACCTGCAAGGCCATGTTCTCTCCAGAGAAGAGATTGCCCGTATGGCCCGAAACTTCGAGCAATACGTCAGGGAGTTTCGAGACCGTCACACTCGCAGAAAGGCCAGGACCGAGATTGTACGGTCCTGGATTGCTGAAAAGGATGAGTGGATCTGCGGGCAGCTCGTGAAGGCAGGGTCCTGGTTGATGTGTGTCCGCGTCCTGGACGATGAAGTTTGGGGCAAGATAAAGGCCGGCATCTACAGGGCGTTTTCAATCGGTGGCAGGGGGGTGCTCATTGAAAGAGTACGACCTGATTATCAGCGGACTATTGGATGAAGTGTCGTTTGTGCCGAGAGGTGCGAACGGGAAGGAATACCTACTGGTGAAAGAGGCAAAGATGAAGGAAGCGATCCTGAAAAGCGTAGTGGAAACCCCGGATGAGGACCTGAAGAAGGCTCTCTCCGAGGCCAATCTGGATGCAGAATCCGTTGATGTCCTTGAGACTGTTGGAAGAGTCCTCAAGGCATACAAGGACAGGCTGCCGGAACAGGCCCCGGCCATCCTGGCCAAAGCCTGCGGCTATCCGGAGCCCAAGCCTAAAGCCGGCAAGGGCAAGGAAGACGATGAGGAAGGGGGAGAAGAGGGCGCGGACGAGGGGGAGTACAGCAAGGAGCTGCTGGAGAAGATGGACCCAGGCATCCGGGCCATATTCCAGAAGATGGAGGCAAAGCTTGATGCCACAGAAGAAAGGGCCGAGCGGTCCGAAAACCTGGCAAAGGAGCTGAAGGACGAGCAGATCACAAAGATCTACATCGCCAAGGCACAGGCTCTGCCCAACATTCCTGGCCTGACTGCCGAGAAACATGCTCCGATAATGAAGGTCTTGGGCGAGGATCACCCTGCCGAGTTCTCCGAGGTCTTCAGCCTGCTCAAGGCGGCTGATGCTCTGCTGGAGAAGTCCGCGGCCTGGAGCGAGCTAGGAAGCGAACGAGCCATTAGCGGCGGCTCGGTTATGAACAAGATCCAGAAGGCGGCAGAGTCACTGGTGCGAAAGGATACGTCAGGCATGACCATCGAGGATGCCATCGAAAAGGTGCTCGACGATCATCCCGAATGGTATGACGAGTACGAAGCTGCCCGCAGCGCCGAAGCTGAGAAGGGGGCGGCCTGAATGGCAACTGAACTTCCTTTTGGAAAGTTTTCTCGCCTGGCCGGCGAGGATCTCAGAGAGGCCGTCTGCCATGCAGTCAAGCTGGACACAGACGGCCATATCGTAAAGGGAACCGCAGGTGCTCGCTGTGTTGGCATCTTGCAGGACAATCCTGAGAATGGGCAGGTGGGCTCCGTCATGGCTCTGGGAATCAGCCCGGCAGTCTATGGCGGCACAGTTGCAGCAAATGATGATCTGGCCAGTGATGCAAACGGCCACTTGGTAACAGCCGTCGCCGGTCAGCCTGTGGTGGCCGTGGCCCTGGAGGCAGGCGTTGCAGGTGAGGAACACTCTGTGCTCATTCTTCCGCAGACTCCGGGGGCCTATCCTGTAGGCGAGCAGGGAGATGTTCTCTATTTCAATGGTTCGAACTGGGTCGTGCTGCATCATGGGACTGTGGCCGGCATGAGGCTGGAGACAGGCGGACATGGAGCCAATCCCAGCTATCAGAAGACAAAGGAGTGGTGGATCTTCTACATCCCGCTCGCCGATATCGCAAATGGTGATTTGCTGACCGAATGGGTGCCCGGATTTGCCGGAACCATAATCGAGATCCTGGCCGTTGTGCAAAAGCCCGCAGCAACCGCAAGTAAGGCAGCGACTCTGAACGCCGAGATAGGAGCTACCGATTTGACTGGCGGAGCCCTGGCGCTGACATCGGCCAACTGCACGCCAAAAGGGGCGAAGGTGGCGGCAAGCGCCATCACTGCAAATAATACATTCGGAGCGACAGATGCCGTTTCTGTCGAAGCATCCGGAGTCACTGCATTTGTTGAGGGAGCGATCTGGCTCATGATCGGCTATACGAGGCCCTGAAAGGGAGGTGAAAAGACAATGCCAAGACCAAACAGAGCAAATGTCCATGTCCACGGATTGCTGGGAAACCTGGCCGTTAAGTTCATTCTCAAAGCCAGGATGTTTGTTGCTGCTGATGTTTTCCCAATCGTCCCCGTAGACAAGCAGTCGGACAACTACACAGTATATGATAAGGGAGATTTCCTGCGAGATGAGGCGGAGGAGAGGGCACCTGCCACCGAATCAGCAGGCGGGAACTTTGATATCGATACCACGCCCTACTATCTGTGCCGGACATTCTCATTCCACAAGGATGTGGACGATGACACCAGAGACAATGCCGACAAGCCCATTGATCCCGATAAAGATGCAATGCAGCTCGCCATGCAAAAGCTCCTAATCAAGCGCGAGAGACAGTTCCTGGGCAGTTATTTCCGTGCCGGCGTGTGGAGCAAGAACTACACCGGCGTGAGCGGCGAGCCTGGGGCAAATGAGATCAAGAAATGGAGTCTTTCCGGCTCAAAGCCTGTAAAGAATGTCGATACCTGGATGAATGATGTTGAGGAGCTTACCGGCGAGCGGCCAAACCGTCTGGTGCTGTCGCCTGATGTCGTATCTGCTCTCAAGGACAACGACGATATCAAATCTCGCATCCAGTACACCCAGAAGGGCATCATCACCACCGATATTCTGGCAGAGCTATTCGAGGTCGAGAAGGTGCTCGTAGCCCGCGGCACATACAATACCGCCGCCAAAGGGGCTGCAACCGCCATGAGACGCATGGCTTCGGGGCAGGTCCTGCTGGCCTATGCAGCCGAGCGCCCGAGCACCGAAAACCCAAGTGCCGGCTATATGTTCGCCTGGAAGGGCAGATTTGGGAACTCCAAGCTTGGCTCCAGGATCAAGAAGTTCAGGATGGAGCATCTCAAATCCGATCGGGTAGAGGCGGAATTGTCCTTCGATCCAAAGCTTGTGGCTCCGGATCTGGCAGTCTATGCCAGCGCTGTAGTGTAGGCCAGTTCTACTCTCCTTTTTTTTGGAAGGATCGATGTTTGGAAGGATGGATATTTGGAAGGATCAATGGCCTACACTGACAATCCCACTGGCAGCCTTGCCGATCTGGTGAGGCTGAAGGCGGGAGACACAAGCGAGTCGCCTCTCCTCAGCGATGAGGCGGTTGAAGCGTTTTTGCTCAATAGTGATAATAACGTGCTGCTGGCCTCAGCGGAAGCCTGCGAGGCTCTGGCAGCTCATTACGCCGACAATCCCACCGAGACCGTTGGGGATGTCGAGGCGGCAGCCACCAAGACGCAGAATTTCCTGCGAGCTGCAGATAGATACAGAGCGCAGGCGGCCATAGAGATGTCCGAAGCCGAGAAGGAGACGGCAGCCAGGCCCAGGAGGCCGGGCTACAGCGCCGATGCCCTGAACAGGGGCTCCGTCTTCAAGCGGGGTGTCTGCAATGGTAATTGAGCAGCCGATCGTCTCTCAGGCAGATCTCGCCAGGCTCGTTCTGGCCGTTTTCGGTTCATTGGGCACATGGTTCTTTGGGGCCTGGGATCCCATTCTTCAGGCTCTCATCGCCCTGGTGATCATTGACTATCTCAGCGGCGTCCTGGCCGGATATTACGAGAAGCGGCTCAACAGCGAGATCGGATTCCGGGGGATCGTGAAGAAGCTGTGCATGTTTCTCATGGTGGCCCTGGCTAACATCCTGGACACCACTGCCGGCCTTGGCGAGCCCTGGATCAGGACTACGGTTATCATGTTCTTCATTGCCAACGAGTCGCTTTCCGCCCTGGAAAATGCCGGTCGCATCGGTGTTCCTCTGCCCGAACCGCTCATAGCCGCCCTGGAGAAGATCCACAAGCAGCATACCGGAGAGAGAAAATGACGGATCTCTCCGCCTCCGGAATGGCGCAAATAAAGCAATCTTTGGTCCTGGAGTCCGAGGACCTGCAAAGGCTGCAAGATCTGGTGCCCGAGCTGAAGCAGGCCGTGGCTACGAGGACGATGTTCAGGACGCCAACTGAAGCCAGGTTCAGCGTTCTCAATGACCTCAAGCATCCGACCCCTGCAGCCAAGTACCATCAGGCCAAGCTGGAGCAGGTAGTCATGTTCGGCAACCTGATGACTCTCTCTTTTGACTATCGAGAAGCTCTGATCGACCTGGCAGAGGCGGAAGAGAAGATCAAAAGCGCTCAAGGTTTCGAGCTGGAGCGGCTCAAAGTAAAGAGAGACCGGCTCACCTACAAGCTCGCATGGATGAGATCCGAGGCAAAGGAACGCCTCCGGGAGATCGAGATGTGGAGCCGGATCAAGGCCCAGCTCGAGTCTGCTGCATCCTTTGATCACGACAACAAGGATACCGAAGAGCTGCAGGGTCTTGCCATTCGCTACATGCAAGAGCTTCCAGCCGCTTTGAGGGCAGGCAAAGACGTAGGCGGCGCTGTAAACATCATCGCCCAGGCAGCCACCATGCTTGCCGAATGCGAGAGGCGCAGCATACCCCTGCCGCAGAAATTGGTTGAGCGCAGCAAGCGCTTACTCAAAGGAGCTTAGGAATGGCCTGGGAATTCGCAGGCAGCCTCAACACTGGCCGCTTTGAACACTCTGGCGGGGGCGATCCAGATGATGCTATCACTATGGGCGGAGTGAGCGATTCATCATCTTCCGAAGACGGGACGGAAGAATTCAATGGCACCTCATGGAGAAGCGGCGGCGATCTGGCCACAGGCAGATCAGGGGCGGGAGGAGCAGGAAATTCTGCAGATGCAATCTGTATGGGCGGATTTAGCATTAGCATCTGCATTGAAAGCACGGAAGAGTATAATGGCAGCTCCTGGTGTTCTGGCGGGGATCTCGCCAGTCCCAAATTTCGACTATCTGGCGGCGGCAGCTCTTCTGATGCTATCGCCATAGGCGGTTTCTTTTACGATGAAGAGACGGAAGAGAGCGAGGTATTCGATGATACCGAAGAGTACAACGGCACCTCTTGGAGCAGCGGAGGAGCCCTTGCCACGGCCAGATATTACCATGCAGGCGGCGGGAATACCTCAAATGCCATCTGCATGGGCGGCTATGATGGAGACGATTATTCCGCGGCCTCTGAAAAGTATAATGGTACTTCCTGGAGTTCTGCCGGGAGCCTGAGCACAGCAAGAGGGGGACTGGCCGGAGGAGGTAATTCCTCCCGCGCAATCTGCTTCGGTGGGTCTACTGAATCTGTCTATTGCAGCGATACAGAAGAATTTGACGGCACCAGTTGGAGCTGCGGCGATGATCTGAATACGGGCCGCTGCTATTTAGCTGGGGACGGTCCTTCCGGAGGCTCGATCAGCGTAGGTGGATCGCCATCCGGCTACTATCGTTCTAATGTTTGTGAAGTGCTCCTGGCTTCTATATACTATGTGCTGGCGGAAGCACTTTCAGATTCAGATTCATTTTGCAGTGGGACTGCCAGAGTCTCAAGATTGGCCTCAGCCCTTGTTGATATGGATTCTTCCGGCCTGGCTTCCTCTATCGCATTCAGGTCAGTTGCAGTTATCATAGATTCAACATCTGCAGGCCAATCCAGCGCCTATGCTATATTATCCGGCTCTGCTGCGGCTGGGGCTCAACTCTCGGCTCAGGCCACATCCGGCGCTCTGAGATCCGTTTCCGCCTTGACTGATGCTCAATCGTCGCCTTCGGCCAGTGCCGGAATACTGAAAGCGGTTTTGGCATTGGTGGAGGCCGATTCATCCGCATTGGCGTCGCCTTTGGCCGCCAGAGCAGTTGCAGCGCTGATAGATTCCTTCTCTGCAGGCATTGCCGGCTCTCATCCAATAAAAACCGGTTTCGCCGCCGCTGAGGCCCGCTCTGCCGTCATTGCCGACGTGAGCAGCGCCCTTAAGCTGGCATCAGCCGGCATGAGGGCTGAATCATCTCTCTTCTCATCTGCGGGTGCTCTCAGAAGAAGCTCGGGCCTGACAAGCGCAGAATCTTATTGCTTGACTGAAGCAAAGACGATTCGCCGGACCTCGACACTCACTGAAAGCGTTTCTTGCAGCCTGGCAGAAGGAAAGTCGCTGCGGGGCGTCCTGGCAGCGATCGATGCCGCATCTTTTGGACTGGCAGAGGCTGATGTCACCTGGATTCGGCGGGCTTCTGCCTTCTCCAATGTCGATTCTTCGGGCACGGCAGGGGCAAAGATCCGCAAGTCGGCCTCGGCCCTGATAGGGTCTTTCGGCTCCGGCATTGCGGCTCTCAGCACTTTGAGGCAGGCTGCGGCAATTTCTGAGGCTGGAGGCCGGAGCATAGCCGATGCCCATTTTATTGCCGCAGCTTCGGCCCGCTTCGACATCAAGTCTCTGGCAATTGCAGATGCCGCCGAGGCAAGAATCACAGTCGCCATGAGGTCAGCGATCACCAAATTGAGAGCCATGAGGTCCAGGCTTTGACGAAGATCTACAGGGGAGATATCGGGGTCGAGATCCGGCTTGATACCGGCCAGAGTCTCGCCGGGGCCACGGCCACGAAGATCAGGGTGCAAAAGCCCGATGGGACAGAAGCGGAATGGGCGGCTCAGCAGTACAACAGCACCACCATCTATTATGTGACCGCCTCCGGGGATCTGGCGGCCAGTGGCGATTATCTTCTTCAGTCCTATGTGGAATGGGGAGAGGACAGCAAGCACACGGGAGAGAGTGTGAGACTGAGAATCTATGACCAGTTTGAATAGGAGTTTGAATAGGAGCTAGAAATGTCGGGAAGCTTTGCGAACTATTGGGAAGAGAAGGTGCTGAAGCACCTTTTCGGTATAGCGGCATACACTGCACCAGGCACTGTCTATGTGGGAGTATGCACGGGAGGAGTGACGGAAGCGGGAGTGGTGAGCGGCGAGCCTTCCGGAAACGGATATGCCAGAGTGGCCATCACGAATGACGGCGACCACTGGGACTTCTCCCAGGTGGACGGATTGACCAGGATCGCCAACCATGCCGCCATCCAGTTTCCGGAGGCAAGCGGGAGCTGGGGCACTATCACGGATGTGTTCCTGGCGACTGCGGCTTCGGGCGGCAGCATCCTGGCCTTTGCCACGCTCACCGCCTCCAAGGCCATCGGCAGCGGTGATACTCTGAAGTTTGATGCAGCCGATCTGGCTTTTACCCTGGATTAAAGGCAATGGCTTTTGAGCTGCTGGGCGCATTGTTGGAGGTTTTGGCCGGAGACGAAGTAGTCTGTGGTCTGGTAGATGCCAATATCTGCAAGTTTCTGCCGCTGGAGAAATGCGAAGCGTTGCTCAAATCGGGCAATCGCAGCATGATGTCCTGCGAGCTGCAGGATTGGGACGGACGGAACAGCTCCACTGAGCCTGTTTTCGTGGTGGACATCCGGAGCCGCCAGGGAGACGATAGAGGAGCCGAACACTGCTCGGAGATAGTGTCTGCCGTCACACAGCTGCTGCGAGACGGCTTTGGCAGCGTGCAGGTCAGCAAAATCCTCGGAACGGTGAGGTATGATAAGACTCTGGTGGGCCACCGCTGCCGCCTGGCGATCCACGGCCATATCCCGCCTGCCATCTCGCTCTCTCTGGCCGCCAGCCCGGCCAGTCCTCAAGCGGCAGGATCGACCATCGTCTTTGTGGCCACTGCCAGCCCAGCCGAGGGCCTGGAATACCGCTTCCTGCTACTGGGTCCGGGGACTGGCTCCGTGTGGCGTGATCTGTCCGGCTGGATCACTCGCAATTCCTTCTCCTGGAGGCCGGAGGCGGCAGACGCGGGCAGCTCCACCATAAAGGTTGAAGTGCGATCCGGCAAGAGCCTGCCGGATGCAGTGGCCAGCATCAGCTATGCAATTACCGCCGAAAGCTGCAACGAGCTGCCAGTCATAAGCTCGCTTTCCAGCTCCTTGAGCAGCCCCAGAGGCCAGGGCACAAAGATCGAGTTCATCTGCCAGGCTACAGACGCAGACGGCGATCCGATCTACTACCGCTTCCTTCTGTCAGGCCCAGGCACCGCCAATAAGAAGAAGCTGGTGCAGGACTGGAGCCAGAGGAATGCCTGGAGCTGGCAGCCCGCCAGGGAAGACATAGGCTCCAGCACCATCGAGGTTCAGATACGAGACGGCCAGCATGCGGGCATTGGATCTTATGACGACTGCAAGAGCCTGGCCTTCGTGGTGTCCGTGAACTCGATACCTGAGATCATTAGCCTGTACTGCAATGAATCCGGCACTCACTATGTGGGCGATAAAGTCCACATCGTGGCCGATGCATCAGACCCGGACGGAGACAAACTGCTCTTCCGCTTCTGGATACACCGGGGGAGCGTTGGGTCTGTATGGGAGCTGCTCACCGGATGGCAGGAGAAGAACTGGATTTTATTCGAGCTTGATGAGACTGATTATGAAACCGTGAGTTTCAAGGTGCAGCTTCGAGACGGGAAGCACGCGGGGGAAGAGTCCTATGATGCTGAAAAGACTCTCGCCATGAGCGTTTCCCGTGCCGGCCTGGCCTCCGTTACGTCCTCCCTCTCTAGCCCGCAGGCCCATGAGAATACCATTGTCTTTACGGCTGCCGCCAACAAGACGGCGGGCATCTACTATCGGTTCTGGCAGAAAGGGCCGGGCACGGGCAATGTCTGGCGTGATTGGACCGGCTGGCAGCAGAAGAACTCATGGAGCTGGAGGACTCTGGCCTGTGACGTTGGGTCCAATCAGGTGAAGGTGCAGGTATGCGATGATCCCGATTCCTGGAATGACGGGGATACAACCGGCAGGCAGACCACGCTTAATTACACGGTCTCATGACTTTCTGGATTGGCAAGCTCAACGCCTGGGATGGCGGCAGCACAGACGGCCAAAACTGCAAAGGCTACTCCGGCGTGGGGTCTGATGGGGAATATCTCTATTACAGCCCGTTTTTCGATGGCAGCGTCCATCATGGCCGGGTGCTCCGCCAGAAGATCTATGCGCCATTCAAACAGGCCTCGAGCTGGGAAGCCTACGATGCCGGAGCCGCCGATGGCCTGACTGCCAAAGGCTTTTGGGGCAACCCGGTATTTGATGGCCGCCTCCTGTATTTCGTGCCGTACAATAACGGCTCCCCGTCCGGGATCGTGCTCCGTCATGACCCCTCGAAACCTTTCAAATCTTCGGGCTCGTGGCTGGCATACGACGCCGGCAGCACTGGCGGCCTGACCACAAAGGGCTTTCTTGGTGCCGTTTTTGACGGGCAGTTCATCTATTTTGTGCCTTACTACAACGGAGCCTATAATGGCATCTTTTTAAGGTACGATACCACCAGGCCCTTCAAAGCATCCAGCTCCTGGGAGGCATACGATGCAGGCTCCATTGCCAAAGGCTTTTGCGGCGCTGTGGTGGATGAGGATTTTATCTACTTCTCGCCTTACAAAAATGCTACAGGCGATCACGGAAATATCCTGCGCCTCGATCGGAGGCTACCGTTTAAGTCATCCTCGGCCTGGGCGTCCTTTGCCGCAACGGCGGTACACGCCAACTGCAAAGGATTCGGCTCGCCTGCGATCGATGGCATATTCGTATATTTCCCGAACTATTCCCGAAACCTAATCTTGAGATACGACACGACAAAGCCCTTTGCTCTGGCTTCGTCGTATGAATACTTCGATCTGGCCGCCATTGACCCGTTTCCAGAAATCCATGACTGCTGCTTCACCTATGATCACTACGTGGTCTTCTCGCCCTACAGGTTCAGTATGCTTGCTTACGACAGGGATTTGCCCTTTGGCGATCCGGGAGCCTGGGCCTTCCTGGACTGCGGCCATGCGGATGGTCTTGATGCCTGGGGAAATCTGGGCGTTCATGCCGATCCCAACTACTTTTACTTTGCACCTTTCAGGCGCTACGATGGCCCAGGCTACTACCACGGCACGGTTCTAAGGGCGAGAATCAATCCCTGCCCCAGCCAAACGCTGCCAATGCCGGGCAGCGAGGACCTATCCAAATATGCAGAGGACGATCTGGCTGCCAGGATCTCCAAATCCTCCTCAAGGGCCACGGCAAGCAGCCTGCAGACCGGACTATTGGCCTTATGTTACTTCGATTACGGAAAAGATGCCTTCAATGCGCTGCAGATCAACTTTGATTGCGGGCTCACGGCAGCCTCTTGCGGGGAGGATGATTATTATGAAGTGGAGCACGGCATCCTAAGCCTCTCCAATAATCACAGCTCCATTGACGGATATTTCACAACAGACGATCCTTTCGTCACTTTCTTTGCCGAATTTGAGGATGGAGACCGGCTAAATCAGTATCTTCGGCTTCATAATCATTCGACGGGAAGCTATTATTCGATCTCTTTAGGCACCACATACTATTGCACGCTTTTAAGGGCGGCTGGCAGCGGTACCGTGCAGCTTGGGATATACCGGGATTCAGGAAGGACAAGCCTCCTGGCCACCCTGAACCAGACCGGCTTTGCCACCTTCCGGAAGTGGAGGTACATCTACGCCATCCGGTCAGGCGATCTCGGGCCGGGAGACGATCGCATGTCATTTTACATCGAGAACTTGAATGTGATTATGCACTGAGGCTGTAATGGTCGAATGTCCCAGGGAGACTGCATATCTTTTCTGCCATCAGGGCACGCCGAGCGACTGCCCGCTTTGCACGCCTAAGATCGGCCTTTACTATTTTGCAGGCTTCGAGAAAGAGCCCTATGAGTTGCCGCTTCACAACCGCTGCCTCTGTTCCTGGGAGATGATCGAGCTATCGGGAATTTTCAGCGCCAAAAAAGAAGAGCTGGCAAATGAGATGGCCCAGGCACTTGCAGAGCTGGAGGCCATAAAGGCAGATATCGAGACCTGTGCCGCCCGGATCGAGGAATTGACCGGCCATATAAATGAGGACCTACAGGCCCAGGCTGATAACCTGGCAGTCGCCGCAGAATGGCTGCAAAAGGCGGAGGAGCTGGTAGCGGAAGCAGAGGCTCTGCTGAACGGTTCGGATGAAGTCACCGATGCGGTCCAGGAAGAGATTGATTATCTGGAGCTGCAGGCACAAGAGGCCCTTGCAAAGGCGGAAGAGCTACAGGATCAGGCGGACGAATGCAGGAGGGAGGCGGAACGGCTTCAGGCGGAGAAGGACGGGCAGGAGGAGATGAAAGCCACCGGCGAGCTGAGGAAGACGGAGATGGAAAAAGAGAGGGTAGAGCTGGAGGACTGCCTGGAGCTTCCAGTGATTGAGGAGCTGGCTGCATCGATTGCGGGGCCGAGGCTTGTGCAGTAATCACGAAAATGATCACGAAAGCTCCTTCAGCGCCTCCTCAATCTTCGGCAGCATCGAGCGCAGGAAATAGCGGCCCGGCTTGTCACGTATCCTTGTGTTCATTGCCTGGATGCCGACCTCTCCCAGCCTTCTGCCGATGAGCCGGGAGGACATGTCCAGCGATTTTTCCAAATCGGAGGGCAGGGGCTGCACGCCGCTCTCCAGCATTTTCTTCAGGGCGAGGAGAATTTTCTTTGTCTCTTCCCTCTCCTGAGATGCTTTATCTGTCAGCGGCAGTTCCTTTTGCACAGCTGGTTTGGCCTGGGAGATTTTTCTTTCTTCTTTCTCTTTGCGCTCGTCGGCAGGCAGGGCAGAACCATGGAACTCAGCTTCATGCTGCCGGACTCTCGCCTCCAGATCCTCGGAACTAATCTGCGTGGCATTCATTTTGTAATACGATTCGAGCGCATCTCTCAACTCCTCGGCCAGGGTGTGCCCGGCTAGCCTTGGCCCGCTCCTCGGCTATTGCCCGCAATTCCGAGGAATCCTCGAGGTAGTATTTTCTAGCGTCATCTTGAGCTCTCTATAGAATGCAATTGCGTTCTCTGAGATTAAAAGAGCATTGATAAATTCAAAAAGATGGCTGGTCTCTGGGAGAAGATCTCGTGCTCATGGTCAGAGTTGCTCATTTTTTGCTTCCTTTACGGAGATATTGGCAAATGCTCGGCCTGAACAGCTTACAATCGGGCCTCTAGCCAATCTTGGAGCATTCCAAGCTCGATGGCAACAGGACTGTTCTGAGACAAAATGCTCTCCAGAACGCGGTGATGCCTGTCCGCCGGAGATCCGCAATGTCTCGCTCCTAAGGGGTTGACGGGTGAAAATTTACGCATATCCAAAGAGGCGATATCTTGGATGGCCTGTGTTCGATGGCGATTTTCAGGTGATGTAGGCGAAAAATTGGATACATCATCTCCCGTCAACGACCAAGTTGTTATGGTGCTTGGTTATTAGATCCCGCGTGCAGGCAAGCCACTAAGCCAATAGAAGTAATCATTTTTGTAACTATTCAGCCTCCTTAAATCGGTCGCATGATGATGGTTTTGAAAAGTGAGAGTAATCTTGCCATCAGCTCATGCTAAATAGAAACCAATATCTACCAACCTCATATCCAAAAGACTGGCTCAGCAGAGTGCCTATGTGAAATTTTGAAGAATACGGCTATGGATGCTGATTATGGTAGGCTGAATAGTTACTCATTTTTTAGGATATTCATTTTGATGTAGATTCTAGGATTTCGTCTAAAATTTTAGCTCTCCAAACTTCGCCCATGCCGATCACATTCTCACCCGAATTTCTGAAAGCTATTCCGGAGGAATACACACCGAGAAATTGCATCTTGCCTTTGATCTGAACAAAGACAGGTGCTCCAGATAGCCCCTCGCCTGTAGAGGCATTTATGAGGTAAACAGGTCGGCCTCGATAATCTTGACCGGGATCTGATGCGATATGACCTGTTATCCAAATCGGCCATCCGCCGTGGGGTTCCCCGCCAACGCATTTACCACTGCCTACGTTTATACCTTCGAGATAGCCGATAATATATACGAGCATCCCTGGATCAATATCACTCTCGCTGACCGCCGAAGATTGATCAAGGGGGCAAAATTGGAGATGTGTGCAACCAGGAGGAGTTCCTTTAAGTGGAAGAGCAACAACATCAGCGAATCCTGTCTCACGTTCTTGTTCTATCCAGCGGGGTTTTCCTTGTTCATCAAAGAGTAATTCCTGCTGCTGAATCCACATGTCAGTGTGACCGATAACATGATGATAAATATTGACCCTATTCGGGATATAATCCTCCGATACGAGACATCGCATCGTAAGGGGATCTTGGTTTGTCAACATATGCCAGTTAGTTATAAGGTAGTACTTTTCTTTATGTTTAACTACAAAACCAGTGCCTTGGCCAATGAACGAATGAATTTGAGTTGTTTTGATTAAAAGGCTCTGCCAACTTAGAGCATTCACTTTTATTTGACCTTGTTCGCCTGCCAT